TAAGACCCCCCTCCCCCCCTTGTCCCTATATGGTTGCCACGGCAAGAAATATTAATCCGTGGGAATAGTTTATCATATGAGTGAACCCAAACAAAATCCTCCTGATTGGTTTGTATATATGCAAAATGAAAAATACAATAAAAAACTTAATATCTTAGCTAAGAAATTTGAACAGACACAAAAAGAATTGGCTGAATTAAAATCACAGTTATCTAAATTAAATAACATTGACACAATAACTAACGTACTTGCTCAAATTGCTGAAAAAAGTAAGGAGATAGACGTTTTAGCTAAGGAAATAGAGGAAGTTAAAGCAAAAACAAGCCATAACCACAATTGGGAGTACTTAGATGATAAGATAAAATGCAAAGACTGTAATTACAGTGTGGAATTACCACCCCAGTATAAGAAACTACAAACCGCAGATGACTTATTCAAATATTTGTTCTCGCCCTACAAATATAACGGGAAGACATACAATAGCGTATTAGAGGTTGATGAGTACTTTAAGCGTTTCATTGAGCAAATGAAAGGTTTAGGCTTTGATGTTAATGTTAGAGACGGGGAAGTAAGGATAAGAAAGAAAAAGTGAACTTAAATGCCAAAAGCAAAGAATAAGGATGAGACTGAGACGGAAGCAAATGAAGAGAAGAAGATAGTATGTGACGTCTGCGGGCTTGAGTTTAGCAATAAACAAGCACTCAGGGCACATAAGAAGAAACACGCAAATGAAAAGAAACAAATGACAGAGCCAATGGTGACCGGAGCCGGAAATATGACAGTTACCCCAAACCCTATACAAACACCCCAAACTCCATATGTCCAACAAAGTTTTAATGACCCCCCACCCCCACCTCCACCACCACCTTCTCAAAATAATTTAGGCTTTCTCGCCGCCCTACTCGGTGAATTTTTAAATTCAGAGTTAGCAAAGAACCTTTTCGGTGGAGGTAAAAAGGATGATGGCACACAAATGCTAATTCAAATGGCATTTCAGTCACTCCAAAGCGATATGGAGACAGTCAGAGAACTTAAGAAACAATTAACCTTGGGTACTGGGAAAGCGTATAGTGAGGGACTAAAAGAGTATTTAAAGATTATAGGTAAGGCAAAAGGTAGTAAAGACGCTGAAAAAATAATTAATAATGCCCCTGATGAGATAAAGGATATATTGAAACTCTATTACAAGAATCTTAAACTTGAAAAGAAATTAAGGAAAATAGAATCATTGCTAGGGCAAATGGGAGAAGAAAAAGTTAATAAAAGGGAGATGACAAATAACAAAGATGAGGGGTTTTTATGAGCCAAAACAAATCTGCATACGTAATAAATTTTACGTTACACCTAATCCAAACTTTATCTAGCGATTTAGGCATACCGATACCTACAAGTATTGTATACAACTATTTACTCAGGATGGGTGACACAAAGATAAAGGCACTTCTGAAAAAACTGTATAAATTGTTGGATGATAACAAGGAGGTGTTCATGGGATGATAATAACACTAAACCCCAAAGTTAAAGTTGTTGATGAAAAACTAGTAAACACGGTACAAACGTATTTGAAGCTATTGGCTTGGATAACCGGGGATGATACGGCTAAGGTAAAGTGTGATAAATTAGATGAAGAGAATAGTATAGTATGCGATATACCGGAAGACATGAAACAATTCGCGGGACTTTTAACTACATTAGTTGAGGGCGTAGTGTTAAATAGCGAGGATGAGGATGAGGACAAAGACACTAAGACAATAATATCACTACTCACGGAGATTAGGGATGAACTAAGGGAGCTAAATAGGAGGATTAAAAATGGAGGATTGTAATTGTCCGGAGCTATTGGAGAAACTGAAGAAAGCTATGGCTAAAGGAGACACTAAAGAATTAGCGGATCTGTGGGAGGAATACCAAAAGAGGAGGAGGAAGAAATGATAGCTAAAGTATATAACAGATTTACAGATATACCGGATGCTGAGTTTTCCAGTTTGCTCAATACGTGGTTTAAGGGCATATATAGGGCAATGGGTAAGACCGGGGAAGTCTCATGTAAGCCTATCCAAAACCATTATATTGAGTGCGTAAATGACGTATTTGACTCACAAACGTTACAACTAATAATTGATACCGTTTTTACTAACTTTCCCCAGATAATGGCTATGATTAAGAGCCAAAGCCAATAAGTTTTCCCTTCTGGTCCGAATGCACTTTTTGGTTCACCGTGTTTTAGTTTTGGTGAACTCTGACCCTACATTACTGCCCTAGAACCTTTAGGTTCACCGATATAAAAAAATAAAGCAATTTGCCTTAAAAGTCCTCGTGGCTTAGCTTCATGTGCAAATCAAAGCTTTCGTAGTCTGAAAATATGGCAAAGCATAGCTTACAAGTGTATATTCTATCTTTTGGTTTCTTTTCCTTAGTGCTTTTCATTTGGCTCCTCCTCCTCATGGCTAAATAGCTCATTTATTAGCTTCAACCCTTCCTGATCTAACCTTATAATTCCCTTTACTACCTTTGTGCCAATCAGTGATATCATGATAGCGTAGTTATCGTATATGAATGCAAATCGTTGTACTAGCATTTTGCCATGCTCAAATTTGGTATAAAATACCGCATCTGCGTCCCTTAATTGTACTCCCTTCGCTTGCAAATATACCTTTAATATAGCTATTTTCTCTTGCATTGGAGCCTTATCAATTTCCGTTACAAACTTTTTCGCATTTTCTTCAGGTATTTGCATAGTTAAAAGTGTATGACAATTAGTTAATAAACTTTACCTTGCCTTCCGCTTATTCAGCTCTGATATAATTTCTTTCCTTAATGACTTCAGTTCATCAATTTGGGCTTCTATAGCCTCTGCAAATTCCTCCAGTTCACCGCTAGGGTATTTAGATAGATCCACATCAACTAGCTCTTCATTTAGAAGTTGTATCATTAATAGTATCTCATCAATCTTCTTCATCATATACACCCTGAAAAAGGTCAGCCTCATCATTGCTAGCCTCAATATACCTTTCTATATCTTCCTTTAGCTTTTGCACCCTAGTTTTAATGTCCATACCACAATCACCTCAACATATACGGAAGAATAATTTTCCCCTTATAGTGCTTTTGTATATATTCAAATAACTCCCGGTCTGAGCGTCTAAGATATCGCTTTATATTATATATTACCGGCTCAGGTAAGTCCTCGCTAATATCATAATCTGGAGCGTTTTTACCCCTATAATACCAACCGCTAACCATCATGATAAACCCCACACTCTTCAGCATTTCTATATCATCTAAAAGTTCACTGCTCCTCAGCCCGTAATGCGTTTCTATAAAGCTATAGCCCAGTTTTACATTTAATTCCTTTTGCATCAAAAAGGCTATGTGATTTAGTTTGCTAAATGTAACCCCGCTTACCCCGGATAAGTCAATTACGCCATATATTATATATAGCCTATCTATACGTCTCATAATTAAAATGTGTAGGACATAATTTAAAAACTTTAATGAGAAAAAGTAGTATTACCTAGAACCTTTAAATTCACCGACTGGAATTAGGGGTGAGGCAAAACCCTAGCGTTATGCCCATGAATGTTTAAGTTCACCGTTTTCTATGCACTTCCCTAAAAAACGCCATATCCAAAAGGATAATGAATAGCAGAATGAAGAGAAACGCTAGAAACGCATATCCGTTTTGGAAGTATGTTTCTATTGTTATGAGAAAAATGGCTAAAGTTAGCACACCTAATAGGAATCCTAAATCACCCTCTTGCATGCCATTCACCTGATAAAGGAGTAAGTGAAAGTCGGTCTTCCGGGAGTCCCAACGGTACCCGGGCTACCGCTAGTCCCCCCTCATCCTCATCCCGACATAAGGGAATTGTAATGATTATAATAACTGTAGGACAAATTAAAAGCTTTGCGGTACCGGACACGGTGATAATATAGTACTCCATTTAATTTTCGCAGAACCATTTTAGCACCGAATAGGGGACAAAAAATTAAGATAACTTAACCGAAACGGGTCTCAGCTTCTTATGCGTCTTAACAAAATGATCATTGATATCCAAAACAAATACTCCGCAGTAACGGCAGTACATTAGCACCACAATATTCCATGCTTTGATTTGCAATGCTCAATATAATCAATTTCTGATACTAAACATTCGCCGCAGAGTCTACACATGTAACACGTTATCATTTCCTAACCTCCTCCCTAAGGATAACATTTAAATCGACAATTAGTCTATTCGCCATTCTCCTAGCCTCTAATATTAATACCGCTCTTTCGCTTTCCTTCAGATTCTCATAATTATTATAAAGATAGTCTATTAAATTGTCAATGTATTGAATTTCCCTTAACACGATAAATATCTTACTCATCATTGTTAATCAGCCTCTCTAAGATTTCAGTATGCCTACATTTGCCTTTCATTGCAAAGCCCTCACAATCGCAAGTTAGCTTAACACCGTACTTAGTAACTACTGCCCTTGTGTAATGATATCCGCTACCGCTTTGGCTCTTAAATTCGCATGTTATAATTTTGCCGTAACTGGTCTCATAAACGTTCATTCTTCATCAACCTCAAATATAGAGCCACTGCCACTTGCAAGTATAACGCAAAATCCCTTTTTTCGCCATCATCTGTGATGAATAATTTTGCGTCATCCCTAATACTTACAAACCCTTGTTGAATCAACAATTGTATGATTTCATTAAACTCGCTGAAATCCATTTTAACCTCCTCATTCAGTTTCTTGAATATTTCCGTGACGGGCAAACCCTCATATTTGACAATGTAAGTCAGCACAAATGATTCAGGGTTAAAGAACTGCAGAACTCCTACCATTATTTCATCACCTTAGTCATGTATTCTGCGTCCGTAATTATGCCTAGTATATCTCTCTTATCAGAAACTACTTTAGCTAACGCCTCTATCAAGTCTGCAAATACGTAGATTTCGCTTAACGCTTCATTAACTTCATTGATGTCTTGCCTATTAGTTGATTGTATTAAATTTTTTATATGATGTGCTAAGTCAATTAACTTATTTACGTCTTCTTGCATGTGAACTAACTCCATTGCCCTTACCGTACCTACTTCGTTTTTACCGTTATCCGACCTGATACGATACATACTACTCCCTATAATAAGTGTATGACAAACTTTTATAAACTTTTTGCACAAAATTTAACTTTCAATTCTATAGTAGATTAACATCCAATAGTTCAAAAGCCCTGAGTCCTAACTCATCTTGTCTTTCAATTCTATAGTAGATTAACTCAGCCCTATTTTCATTGATTATTATGTTAACGTTATGCTTTCAATTCTATAGTAGATTAACTGAGGGTTTATTAACCTCTATTTGTACCCTTATTTTCGCTTCTTTGCTTATAAACTTTGCTAGGGCGTGGAACCTTTAAGTTCTTCGCCGTTGAATGAGTGTATGACAAACTTTTATACTATTTCACGATATAAAAAATAGGTGGTCACAATGAAAGTTTCAAGGTACATATTCCTAACAAGTTTAGCCTTCTATGTGAATGGAATGATAATTATAGCTTACGAGACAAATAGAATATTGGGGTTAGTGGGGTTAGCCTTGTGGAGTATGGTATGTGGGTTAGTCTTCTACTATTTAAATGAGGAGGATTGTAGGAGGTCTTCACAATGAGTGACAAACAAACCCAACAGACAAACCCCCCGGGGACACAGAGTAAAAACTCTTTAGAAAATAGTGTATACATACAGTATACATACACACAAACCCAACCAGAACAAACAACAGACAAACCACCCACAGACAAACAAACAAACGCCAACAACAGACAAACCGCAGATAAGCAATTTTTAGAAAATATGTTGTTAAATAGCACTGACGTACTACCATTGAGAGTGAAGACGTTAATTAAGCATATATATAGGGACATGCCAATGTCAAAGAAGAAGATGGTTAACAGTCTATTACAAGACATTATACTATCAATGGCTGAGGAAAAGCTACCTGAGAATATTAAAAGACAACTCAAACACGAGCTAAACATAGAGATACTGAAACACTCAGATAACGCCGAAATGCCTCATAACATTAACATTATCATTAACCAGAATAACCAAAATACTGAAGTAAATATTGACTTAACTAAGTTAATAGATTTCCTGAATGAGCTACAGAAACTAATATTTGAAATTGCTAAGCACAACTACGACAACAAACTAAACGCTTATGTTTTACCCAAGGCAAGGCTAAACGACCTGAGTACAATTGTAAATAACCTAAGGAGGTTGTTAAATTGAAGAAGCAAACATACGATTATTATATGCTGAGGAGAAAAAAGAAGGAGCTTAGGCAAACGACACTGGATGAGTTTGCTACCAAGGTTGAGAGCAATGAGTGAGGACGATTGTTCCTTTTGCCGGAGTATTATGGAAAACGGTGAGGAAGAACAAATATGGGTACTAATAGATCTTATATGCGATAATTTTGATGAGTTTTCCTCAGAATGTGATAAGATTTATAGTATGGAGGCAAAACCTATTGTGGATATTAATAGTGCGATTAAACTTATAGTGGGCAAGGCTAAGCTAATCGATAATTGTTCATCACTTGCACAATTCATTTTTGATGTCGTAGATTTCGGGTAAGCTAAGAAGTGATTTTTTACCCTTGCACCTTTAAGTTCACCACCAGAGTTTAGGGGTAAGGTATAGCATCACCTTACACCACTGGAATCTTTAAGTTCACCGCCCTGAAGTTAATTATTTATATAAAAAATGTATGACATTAACATATGGCAGAAGAAGAACCGTTTGATATGAATATAAGCGAATTATATCGGTATTTTGCAGTCAAAATAGCATGTAACAGAATTGATAGCGTAGAGGCATTGTATGATTATTTAGTTAAAGGGGAAAAGATAAGTGTTATAGAGCAAAAATACGGGATATCAAGAAGCACGATAAGACACTATTATCACTACCTAAAATTGAAAGACCCCAATAGACGCCATTTAATTAAAATCCTTAAGACAATAATAGCAAACAAGGAAAGGCTATCTAAATTAGCCATTATGAAAGTTGAAAACAATAAATATTCACGTTGTATTATAGACAACAGTTTATACGATAATAACGTAGCAAATAGCCACGTACAATATTATCACACTAAATACGTTATCGCAATTGCAATAATGTTAGTTAGATTAGGTGGTCAAAATGGTGAGCAAAATAAGTAAACCCATTACTGTTAGGATCAGTTGTACTGCAGTATATTTGATAAATTCAGAACATATACACTGGTTACAAGTGTATGTAGCTACACATAATGAAGTTGAATTTGATAATGAGGATGAGTACTTAATTTACGATATGTTATCTTCACGGGACTGTAGGAAGAGTTTTAGAATACATAAGATGATAATACAAAAGATGAGGATGATAGCAGAAAAAATGAATATTGACTTAAGTACATTAATGCGGATGCTTCTTGCTAAAGCGATCTACTATAGCCAATATGAGGAAGAACTCAGTGACTACAGACAGACAGAATACGGCAATATCTAAATGCAAGGCTAAGAAAAGGCTAACAACCCTTTGGGTATAAACTGTGTTTAGTGCTGAAATACTTGCCTTAGTATCAAACCATCCAAATAATAAGCTTAAAGCCGAAGCTATTATAGCCTTTTTCATGCCCCAATTCTAATTTTAAATAACACCGGAGGGTTAGCCGTAACTAATCTTCGGCTCTGGAACCTTTAAGTTCTTCGGTGAAATTAAGGGCTGAGGGCTAGCACCACCTTACTGCCGTTGAATCTAAATGTTCACCAGTGATAAGCTACGTAATAGTAGTTACCGTATGCATCAACCAATACTACCCAGTCAGGTTTACAGTTTTGGTATAGCTTTAGTAGTTCCTCTAACTCTGTTAACATTACGTTATCAGCAGTTGACAATAGTTAACACCCCGTTAGCATACTGTTAACTATGGTAGTAGTTGTATATTAGCAAAGCCAATAGCTTAATGTAATTCGCTATGTAGTTATTATTATGTAGCTCAGGGTTGTTTATTTTATTACTGCTATAACTAGGTTTCAATGGGCTATTGGGTAGTAGTGGTGTTATAAAATCGTATGATAACGGGGTACTGGGTGGGGTAGGAGGAGGAGGTGGTTGAGCCGTACCGAATGATATAATACTAGGTTGTTGTACGTACTGTCTGTATCTGATAAATATCACAGTTATGGCACCTCCTGAGGTGTTAGGGCTACCTTGCGTGCCTACGGTTATAGGTAAATTAGTATTAGGTGAGGCGTTTGCAGTATAACTATTTGTTAAACCATAAGGTGAGTAAACGTTAAAATACGTTTTACTACTGTCATAAGCTATTGAATAAGTTTGAGCCGGGGAGCTTCCGCTACTGGTTTCATATGCTAGGGTTGAGTACGCAGTAGTCCCCACATATAGTCCTAAAGTCCCGTTACTCAGTATGCCCATACCCGCACCGGCACTACTACTACCTACACTAAACCCACCACTGCTATTAATAAAGTAGGAGGAAGTTGAGTTAGCAGTACCCAAACCGAACCCTGAGATATTACTAGTACCGGGTAAAGGCAAAGCTAAGCCGAAATCTACCGCATAACCCGGGGATACTGTAAATGAAGTGTAGAAGCCGTTATCTGCGTTGGCGTTACCTATTATCATTGCATAAGGGCCGAACGTGAAACTGTTACTTCCTCCGGCGTATATTATATTATATCCTGAGGGTAAGGCAGAGAGACCGGCAAATGACTGGTAATATGGGAATATACTACTACCGTTGTCAGGTTGTGTTAGTGCTGAAACTCCGAATGCTCCCAGAGTGAAGTTTATCATATTTGAAATCCCGGTATAGGGAGACGGTGAACTTAAAAGTGCAAGGTAAACGGTATTAGTCCCCGGTGAACTCACCCATATAACGGTTTGGCTGAAATCATATACCGGACCTGAGGTACCGGTGGTGACGCTGAAGTTTTCAATATAAGCATTGATGGGACTTTTACAATAATAATCAGCACAGAATTCTAGGTAAGGTAGCTTGGTAGGGTCTGATATTATGCCATTTAAATTTAACTGGAGGAATAAAGGCACACCACTACTTATGGCACTACTTAGCTTAACTTGGTACTGGGCATTAGCCATGTGAATATATTCACTACCCGAAAAAATAAAGTTTAAAGGTTCTAGGGTGGCAAGGCTACCCCGAATTGTATACCTGAAGTAGGTACCAATGATATTACGGATCGGTTGTAATAATACGGGTCTGATGGCATTGAAGTAACATAAGTACCTACCGCCGGGGTAGCTAAATATCCGGGTAAATGACTAGCTATAGGCATTTGTCTGAGCCACATTGCGTAAACTTGCACTGTTATACCACCACTACCGATTGTTAAGTTTGTTGAAGTGTTATTTAGGGCTGCCGGTGAGGAATAGGGGTTAGCCGGTGTCTGGGTAGGCTGAGATGGTTGTGTTTGATAATTAGTATAGGTTGGTTGTAATTCGTAGTAATAAAGATTAGAGTTGTTGCCCAGTATTGTTATGGCTACTAAGTTTTGGTTTGTTGATAGTAATGCTTGTGACACTGAAGTACCGTTAACTAAATAGATGTTATAGAAGGGTGATACTCCGGTATATTGCATTTCATAAGCTATTCCGCTACTTGTATAGCCGTATGTTAGCTGACCGTAATTATTTATAAAAAACGTGTTAGTAGCGTTAGCACTCCCCCAACCGAAAGTGAAAAAGCCTGAGGTACCTGATGTGACAATGTATAGTAGCTCTAGCATATAGTTAACGCCATAGGTTGAGGAAGTAGTTATGGCATTTCCGGGGTTAAAGGTAGTGTAATATTGTGAATTTGTGGGGTTAGTCTGATTATATGCAGTAGTGAAAGCACTGGGTATAGACCCGGCAAAACTGAAGTAATAAGGAAATACTTGGCTACCGGTATCGTTCCAGTTTGTCAGCCCTAACTGCTGAGCCACCCAACTACTCATACCAGTATAAGTCTGACCTAAATTGGATTTCCTAACGTATAGTTTAGCCGGTTGGGGAAATGGCACATTAGTGTAAATTACTGTGTTTGTTAAGCTATTGTTAGCTAATGCCACGTAACTATACAACGGTACCGCACATTGCTCATCTAAACATACCGTAATATCAGTTATTTGGTTAAGTGACGTTATTTCGCTACTTAAGTCCAAAAATAATAGTTTAGCCCCGATTCCGCTACTATTGAGTGCTATTTCTAACATTTCCTCACACCAGACAGTTATACAATAAGTACTCTATGCTTATATTACCCTTTCCGGTTGGAGCATTAGTGCTTATCTGATTGTCGTTTAGTGAGTACGGAATGGGGTCGTAACTTGACTGTGAAACCGGCAATATATCAACATCCAGTGATAGGGTATTTACAAACGGTAACGGGAATGCGGGTTGTAACATTGCACCGTACCTATTGTCGTATGAGTCGTATAAGGTTAACTGGGGTAGTGTACCAATAGGTGATGATATCAGTACGTTATAGTTGGAAAGCAATGTACTAAAACCTTGTGAGGAAGAAGGTATTGCGGTAGCTATTGCCTGACCCAACTCCAGTAACTGGATATATCTAAAGCTATACAATACTAACCCGTTTGCCTTTACACTGAACTTAACATTAGTAAAGCAAGCACTGCTACCTTCACAGAAGAAGCGTAGAAATATTATATAGCCTTTGCCGTTGATTGAAGCTAGGTGTATAGTCTGCTGACTCGATAAATCTATATTAGTTTGTGTCGTAATGTTATGAACATAGCTATAATTATCTAGACTTAACATAAGTAGTTATTATCATTTGCATTTAAAAAAATAGTGGTCACTGAGGTCGGTGAACTGAAAGGTTCTAGGTCAGTAAGGTGATGGTGTGCGTTAGCCCTTAATTCAGCCGATGAACTTAAAGATTCTACGCCCTTATCGTTGATTGCTACCTTACCCCTAATTGAATACGGTGAACTTAAAGGTACCACGCAATGGTAAGCTTATTTCCCCAAATGATACATATGCATTCAATGAGCCTTGATTACTTCAACATGCTAGGAAAACAAACGCAGTATATTGATAGCAAAAGGTCAACTAACATTTTCTGCGGGTGTGTTAACTGCAGTCTTAATGTAGTGGCACAGAGACTGCAGTACTACTTAGCTAAGTATTACTCAAAGAACTATACTATAACTAACAGTGGGGATAACGTTTATTATTACGTCATTGCTGATATTAACCACGCTTTGGCTAATGCGTTTAAGGCTAATATATTGTGGGTTGACACTGCGTACATGGTAGATAATATGTACGTTAACCCGAATTTAAAATATAATAGGGTGATTACAACGTCACAATGGAATAAGAGGTATTTGGAGAAATATGTAAAGGATGTTGAGATAGTGAATAGGGGAATAAATGAAGAGATAGCAGATAGGGTGGCAAAAGAGAGGCTTGAGCGAAAGTATAAGTTTATAGTTGTAGCCACTGATGAGAGGAAGAATAGTAATATAGCTGATGCGGTGTTACGTGAACTCGGAATGAGGGATAAGGCTCTATTTATTTGCCCTTTCTCTTTCTGTGAAATAAAGACGTTTACGCTAAGTGAATATGAGATACATAAGTATTACGCAAAAGCCCAATGGCTGATTTGGTTGAGTAATGCGGAGGGTTTCGGCTTACCTACTGCGGAAGCACAGTCGGTAGGTACTCCGGTGATATACGTAGACCATGAGTACCAAGCGGAGAATGTAAAAGTTCACCGCTATAACATTCCGGTAAATAGCACTTCATATTTAGAAAGGAGGGGACAAATGATATACCCTAAGGCTAAGATTGACATTGAGGACTTAAAGCAAAAGTTGAAGGAAGCGGGAGAAATAACTAATGAACAAAGAAAAGAAATAATTGACTTAATTCACGAGCTATATAGCCATAAGACAATACTACCTAAACTGTTATAGTCTATGTCCTTGACCAAAACCAATTACTGCCCCACCTAACGCGAATACAATTGGCAATGTAGAGACGTAAGCGGGTGGGGTTGCACTGAATGAGCTAGCTATAACGTTTAGTGCTATACCGAATAGCCCTCCACCTAGTGCGTAAAGCCCGGCGTAAGCTAATCTTCTTAGAAAGCTTGGTTGTCTATTTTCCTTATGCTCTTGTATAAGGCTTCTATAGTATTCTAATTCTAATGCCTTAATTTCATTGTCTGTAATGTTGTTAATTATTTGCTTCTTGTCTTCATTATTTGGTTGTTGGGACATATTTAATAATAAGTGTAGCAAAGTAATAAACTTTCTCAAACCCTACTAACTAAAACTGCGTATCTGTGGTTGGTGGGTTTGTCTGTTGGTGGGTTTGTCTGCGGGTTTGTCTGTATTTGGTTTGTCTGTGGGTTTGTGTGTATGTATACTGTATGTATACACTATTTTCTAAAGAGTTTTTACTCTGTGTACCCGGGGTTTGTCTGTATGTGGTTTGTCTGTATGCGGTGAGATTTTTACTAAATTTTAGGTCGGTGAACATTTAGGTTCAACGGCAGTAAGGTACTGTCATACGTCAGCCCTTAATTTCACCGAAGAACTTAAAGGTTCCACGCCGATTAGAATGAAGCAAAGTTTATAAGCAAATGAGAAAATAAGAGTGCAAATAGGGGTTAATAAACCCTCAGTTAATCTACTATAGAATTGAAAGAACTACAATCAATTTTGTATAGCACTACACAAGTGGGCTGTTAATCTACTATAGAATTGAAAGATGAATTTAAAGGTTACAGAGGTGATAGTATATTATGAGCTTAGACTATTTCAATATGCTAGGTAAACCCAAAAAGAGTATAGCGGACTATTTCATAGATAAGGGGTGTAATTACTGGGATGAACAAGACAAGGCTTACGGCATTCTTGATTTTAACGGTAAGACAGTTTTAGTAGTTGGTGGGGATTGCGGTACTACTATCCTCTATGCGTTAATGAGAGGAGCTAAATATGTTATAGCTTATGAGAAAGATGAAAGGCTAAGAATGTTGTGGTTAGAAGTCTGTAGGGATTTCAATATATGCGGTAAGGCAATAATGAGAGGGGAATGGAAGGGTGAATTGGATAGTGCCGATATCCTAATTATGGACTGTGAGGGGTGTGAAGAGTTGTTAAAGGCTAAACCTAACTATGAATTTTGTATTGCCCTACATAAGTGGGCTAAGGTTGATGAACTGAAAAGTGCATTGGGTCCGAACGTTGTGCATACCTATACCACTCCCGACAATTTGTTCAAAAAAGAGTTAACAAAAAAGAGTTAACTTAGGTGAAACCTTCTTCTTGCTCCTCCACTTTCTCTGCCTTTTTCATCTCATTTTCAAACATTTCCGTATAATCAATGCCTTTACTTTTGCTTGCCTCAATAAATGATATAATATATAGCATAGCCTCCCTAAGCACTGAATCATTTTTAATATCCTCCCATGTGATAACCCCTTCTCTAAATCTGGGTAAGGTCATACCGACATACGCTACTGCCCTACACTCCATAAAACAAATAGGACACTTGAGGCTATAGCACTTATCGTATACTTCTCTAAAGAACTCAGCTTCTATTTCCTCACTTGGCTTTTCTCCTTCTACCGTACCTCCTCCCTCCCAAGCGTGGTTCTATCTCATAGTGTAGAAAGTTCCTAGCCCACAGTCTGGGATTCTGGTGGATTACCGCTTCATTGAAGAAGTGTAATACCAAGTCCATTGCCTTATTATTGTCTTCAAACCCAATATCTATTAATTTGTTCATTAGGTGAATATCAGTGCCTCTATTACTGATAACGTCACCTAATAGTTTAACTAAATCCTTCTGTTTGTTCAGTCTGACCGCCTCCCCTACTATAATATTCTAACAAGTTGTCCACTAACTTGCTTACTCTTTGTAGTACTGTCTTATAATATTCCAAAAACTCTTTCCTTTGCTGATCCGTACCGGTTTCCCACATGTTAATTAATGTCTCATCACTTGGGTGTTCACTCCCGCTTTTGAATAAGTATACTGCCCTTTTTGACACATCCCACATTTCCGCCAATGTTGACGCCGGTAGACCATCACCGAAAATATCAACTGCTACTTCCCTATCTCTTGGGTTAGTCCTTGTCAATATTTCTAAAATATCGCTCTCACTCACTCCTTTTCACCCCGTGAATCTTTAAGTTCATGCTTAGATATTAGTATGCCCCTCTTTATTAATGTTTCTTCTATAACAGAAAGTTTAGTTTCAAGCCGTGCTATTTTCTCTTTGAGTACTGATATATCCTTCTGGTTTTGCAATAGTATGGTTATTAATAACGCACTGTTGAATATGCCTATCACTGTGTTAGCATCCAGTGAGCTAGCACCCACTGCAAGTCCCCCCACAACCGCAAGTATTAGAAGTAGTTGTAGTAGTTGTCTGACCACTTGTCTGAGTTGTTTGCCCAGTTGTTTGGGTTGTGCCACTGCTACCAGTAGTAGTAGTTGTTTGACTCATTTTTATTTGATTAAGGTAATACGCTATTAGTAGTAGAGTCAAATCAAGCATTATACCATCACTATACGACATTTTCTCTACCCCTGAATAGTTATATCGTACCCATTACCCTGAGACAATATTAATACTCCCACTTGGACATAGCCGTTATCCCCTACTATAAATACTACGTCATACTCGCTAACTGCTACTTGGGTTGACTGCCCGGGCAGTAATGTAGCTATTTGATTAGCGTAATTCCCTCCCCATGATAGGTTTGCCGGGTTATATGACCATTTATATACAGTCCATGAACCTTTTAGCCCTCCAATAGAGGGAACTGAAACGTTCACCGTACCCGTAGAGTTCTGCGTTACAGACCATTGAAGCGTTACGTAATCTAAGCCTCCACCTTCTACTCCCGCAGTCATTATATTTCCGTTAGACCCGGTAACGTAATTGCCCTTAATGAAGTACAATAGTTGGGTATCTACTAAGTTAGCCCCTCCACCGGCGTCAATAACATTACCTTGGCTAAAGTACACCTCTACCGGTGGTGGTGGTAACTCAGCACAGTATGGACTAGTCGGGTTTCCCGGTACTGATAAACCTTGATAACCGCTAGGAGGGAATGACACTATTGTATAAGTGTATTGCGAAGGTAAGAAGCAAACTATTGTAGGTGGTGTCTCATACCAGTTGAACACTGATTGTGTAGTAGATTGAGTACCTTGAGAAGAAGTACTGGAAGAGGAGGAGGTAGTAGAGCCAGTCGTTTGCTGAGTTGAGGTTTGTGTTTGTGAGGTAGTAGTACCAGTCGTTGACTGTGTAGTAGTCTGAGGAGTCTGTAATGACTTTGAAAGTATAAGTACTCCCGCTAATGTAACAACACCTCCTAATATAATATAGTCGTTCTTATTCATATTTATTATCACCTTTTTGCTCATTAGTTAATTCTAGTGGTAATCTCTCTTTATGCATATTATCAAATGTCAGTTCTATATACTCACCGTCTATTTTATAAGAGACATAGAAGACAAAGGAGTAGATTAACTGGTTCTTATACTCATTCTTGTCAGGGTTTACCGGTATGGCTATTTGCTCTACTCCCCTGACCACGCAGAATCCATTATTCAGTTGGGAGGAGTAACAATTAACCGCATGCCCTATTACGTTATTTTCTTTATTCTTAATGTTGTTTAGTAGCTTGGCAATAGTCTCTTCTATAGTGCCTATGCTAATTTGGGCTTGCATTTTTTAGTTCACCTAATACTTCTTCTTTGATTTATAACCTAAATAGATTACCGCTCCCATTCCCAATAATGCTAACAACGCATTAACGCTAGGAGTAGTAGTCGTAGTAGTAGATGAAGTAGTCGTAGTTGAAGTAGTCGTGGTAGATGAGGTGGTAGATGAAGTTGATCCCGATTGCCCTCCTCCTTCGCTTGTAGCTCCGCTAGTAGCCATATTAAACGCTTCGGTTAAGTAGTTCTGCAGTTGGGTATAAGTCCAAGGGGTGTTTTCAGCATTATTAACTACTTCAGCCGTAATACTCTCATTCATTGTTAGGTTGATTGTGTTGAATGAGTAATATATGTCGGGTAAAATTAATGGTAGACTATAACCCGTCAAGTTAGTAAACGCATTGTTCAAACTATTAAGAATCGGGAATGATGCAATGTAGAACGTTTCAGCTAAGATAACGTCCCCACCGTTTGTGTTTGTAGTGTTAAATAGTTTGTACGGGCATTGCCCATAGCACTGGTACTGTTGTATTATGTCATAGCCCAATAAAACCCATTGATTATTTATTACTAGACCCGGGTCGTAGCCTATAATACTAGATGGTGGGATATCCATATACGCATTTGATGGATAATTATTAGGGAACTCATATTCACTCGCATGATATAATTCAATTGCACTAGCCGGGTCTAGTTTAACTGAAGTGTTGTTAGTAATGTAAGCGTCATATAGTAAATATACGTTACCGTTACTGTCTACCCAAAATATCGCTAAGTAGTTATTTGGCATTATGCTAATGTTAAACGTATAGCCGGAAGCACTAGTATTAGTCACTTGTGTTACCTGATAGGAATAACGTTGTGAGTAACTTATACTGAAGCACTTAGTGAAGTTGTTCCTTATGAAAGCTACCCCTGAGTAGCACAATGTACTGTTATCCTTAGGGTATACTGTAAAGACGTAACCGCTAAACAATATTGAATAGCTATAACTGCCCGCACTGAGGAATGATGCATCTATATTTACACTTGCCATATTCTAAACTATTTGAAAGTGCAAAATAAAGTTTTATGTTGAACCTTTAAGTTCCACGTCCTTCCCGTTGTTTGCTTCCTTACCCCTAAATTCATTCGGTGAACCTAAAGGTTCCAGTGTAGGGGATACTCATTTCTCTTCATAGATAAATGTACATACGTCTTTCAAAAATTGAACTGCGCTATTCCTTAACTCTTTATTTTACGATTAAGGGGAAAGCATTCTCTTCCACTAGAATTTATCATGTTTCAATTCTATAGAAGATTAACGGAGGAGAAGAAACCCCTACCTATTCTTATACGCATAAGCGAACACTATCGCACCGAGCAATATTATACCCACCCAGATCAACCATGTAGGGAATCCTCCGGTTTGCCCCTGAAATAGTGATAAGTATTGTTGTATTTGGCTTTGGCTCACTTCTTGGGCATCCCCGGATATATTTAATGAGCTAGATGTAGTTACGTTGTACGTCTCAGACCAACCTTGGTTTAGTGTCAAATTGCCCAGAACTATATTGCCACCTGAGGGGTTATTACAGACATCAGGCAAGCCGTTAGCGTTGACATAACTTATTAAGCCCGCATTAGTCCAGTACATTGTTATAGTATAATTACTGTTGTTTAGTTGTACACAGTTAGCATACTCAGTACCCAAATTACCTAATGTAGCCTCACTATTTCCCAATACTACTATACCATCAGAGAATTGTTTATACTGTAATACATCCTGAGGGAACCATGATAATGGTATAGTACCCTGACCTAAAGTATAAGTCACTATGTCGTTATCAGTAACGTTAAAGTTGATTTGTGCTGATATGTAGTTCCCTTGAAGTGTTACCGTCAAGGGAACTTGAGTTGGGGTTAGATAAGGCACGTTGAATATTATGCTTACCTTAGTGTACGGTGAGTTATTATATGTACCCGTAGACGTTTGTATTTGCACAGTGTTAGCGTTTGAACTAGCCTTTACAGTGTCACCTATAACATATAGCGTTACTGCCAACCCTATATTATAAAACGCCACTACGTTACCGTTTATTATAAACCCGGGGAAATTAGTAATTTCTAGGTTTACGGACGGGTATGAGTTACTAATAGCCTCAACCTCAAAATACTCGACAGAGGCAGTATAGGCTTTATTACCGATTTGAACCAGTATCTGGGCTGAACCTATTATGGTAGGAGTTGTTTGAGACATTAGCTACCACCCTTCTTCCCACTAAGTGCTTTACCCGCAAAATAAGCTACTACTATAACTACCAAGCCGATTAGTGCATACTCAAATAGTGATGATAATTGCGTTATTGGGGATATACTACTAGCCGTTCCTTCTTGTCCCAATAGGTTAAGGTAATTGCTAGCTAGCTGGGAACATGTTGAGGTTGATCCACCGCTTTGCACACATGAAGTAAATATATTGCTCGTGTTGTTTGCTACAGTATTAGCGAATTTTGTCAAGTTGTTTTGGTATTGCAGTTCCGCATTAGGTAGTACGTAGAAGTACCCTAATGCCACTACAATTATCGCTACTGATACTATTGCTACTGCTATTAACCATAACGGAAAATCAGGGCTTCCTGATTCGGTGAACTGAAAAGTTACATCCCATTCGCCCGCTTGTGGCTGAGTTATAGTAATACCGTTGAACGTCCAACCTTGTGGTAAACATTCTTGTATATCCTGAGAATTCTGTAGCATGTAACTATAGCTCTCATTTATGTAATAGTTTAGCCCGTCCTCTACAGTGTACCATATCTCATTAATGATTGGTATATTCTTGATACCGTTTAACGGGTTGTAATACTTCACAGTGATATTAACGTTAAGTTGGGCATTAGGGTCTACTTGTTTTGCGTTATTATACTGTTGTTCGTATTGTTGTAAGTAGTTTAACACTTGTTGACTAGCGTTATAACTGTTATAAAATGCGTAATATAGTAGTGTGGATGTTACCGGATTAGATAATAAACCAACTGTAGCTAAAGCTGACCAAAAACCGCTAGTCAAACCGCTACTCGCAAATTGGTACATTTCAAGGAGTGATTGATACGCACCCTGAGGTATGGTAATACCGGCTATTGTCACAGTCTGATTACTATCACACCATCCCATAGCTAAAAGTAGTAATATAAAGAAAAAAAGATTTTGCTTAATTACATTACTGCGTTTGCGGATACTACTGCCCTAGCCGGGTTCTGAGCGTAACTGAAGTCAACCACTACTACGGTAAAGTAAACTGTGTTAGGGTAGGAGGTTGACGCGGTAGCGGGTTTCGTGGGGTTAAAGTACATAGTCAAGATACTTTGTGGGGAATACTTCACTGCCTGAGCTAAATGAGTCCTAGCGGGATTGCTAATTGACATTGACGAAATAAGTGGTGTAGTTAGCATTAACTTAACTCCATCCTTGTAAATTAATATAACTCCGTCAGCTTCGGCACCGTTAGTGATATTTGTATAATCAGGTACTGAGACGTATGCATCAGTTAAGTACCATATCTGGGTAGCCGGTATTACTAAACTGTTACCGCTTAGTGTTATTTGCCCTAGAGTTATGCTAAGGTTCAATGGTGTTAACTGAGTGGAGGTAACTGCGGATGACGTTGACGCAGTTAAGTTAGTACTATATACATATCCTCCGAAAGGCTGACTTTTGGTTACTGCGAAATTAAACACTTGTTGGGTTACGGATTCACTCATCCATTTTCACCTCATGAAACTATAGGAGGTCTAGCTACGGTTTGGGTGGGTATACTGCCCATATAGGCACTCACACCCTGAGCTAAATTAATCCTCTGTCCGGCAGGAGCATTAGGTAATACTATTGGAGGGTCTGCAATAGCTCCTACTAAGCCTCCTATCAGTGCGTCCGCATAATCGCTTTTGTCACTCAGAAAGTAGAACAATAATGCACCTACTAAGGAGCCTACTATAACTCCGGCGTATGGTTGGGCTGAAGTGGGTAGCTTGCTTTGTATTGGCGTAACTATATAGCTCTTCACATAGCTTCCGATATAGCCGGCTAAGGCTGACCCCACACCTTTCAGTAGTGCCATTTTTATATCAGCCACTTAGATCCCCTCAGCTAGTTCCCCATAAACCTGATAAGGTTGAAGCTAGGTTGTTTTCAATTGCACACTTCTTCGCTGCAAGTGAATATGGAGTTCCTTGCATTGATGCTTGTTCTAAACACTTTGCGTAATTCCCGCCTTGGGATGCTCTCTTCTCTGCGTTCCTATATGCGTTTTTCACCGCCTTTTTCATGTCGTCAGTCCACGCATTTTGCAACGCGTTCCTCACATCAGTTAGGGTAGCCATAGTTTCACCCTTTGTAAGTTAATAGGTGAATTTGCTTATATTTCTAGTGGTTATGGCTAACGTCTTTATTACGCCCTTAC